TGGTCAGAAAGGCTCTAGGTGGTTCGATTCCATTTGTTGCGTTTGACACAACGGAACTGCTCTCTGATGGCATTTGAGCAGACAGTGTTGAGTGCCGTAAACCGTATCGGATGATATCATCCCTAAGACTATCCCAATCATAATTGTATTCTGGCGAAACGATTTCGTCAACTTCTTTCTTGTAAGTATCGATGGGCAAAATACCATCTGCATACTTTGTTCTTTGGAACTGATCACATGCTCCTTTCTCTTTTGCAATCTCATTAGATGCTTTCAGAAGGAAGTATTGGAATGCTTCTGTCAAATCATGAACCAGTTTGTGTGCCTCTGGATCATTATATCCATAACCGTTCTTAGCAAGATAGTGTGCTAGACCAATATAACCGATTCCGAGAGAACGTCGTGCAATTGTGCTGCGGTATGCAGCGTTGACAGGGTATGCTTGATAGTCAATCAACTCTTCCAAACCTCTTACAGCAAGGTCACAGAGGTTCTCCATCTCATCATTGTTTTTAATCTTACCTACGTTGATAGCAGACAAGATACACAAGGCGATCTCTCCTGCTTCATCATCAATATGATCGATGGGATCTGTAGGCAGGGTAATCTCCTGACAAAGATTAGACATGTTCACTTTATCCTTAAAGGATGAGTGTGAATTGCAGTGATCAATATTCATGATGTAAATACGACCAGTCTCTGCTCTCTCCTTCAGTAGACTGAGGGTGAGTTCTTGAGCTCCAATAGTGGTCTTAGGTATGGTCTCGTCTTGCTCATATTGGGTGTAAAGAGAATCAAAGCGATCAGTGCCAAAGGCATCATATAGACCAGGAACATCGTGAGGAGAGAAAAGAGTGATGTTCTCATTTTTAATAAACCGTTCGTAAAACAGTTTGGAGATCTGAATGGAATAGTCAAGTTTCCTTACTCGATTATCTTCCGTTCCTTTATTGTTCTTGAGAACAATAATATCTTCTATTTCTTGGTGCCAGATAGGAAAGTGCACAGTCGCTGACCCACCTCGGATCCCGTTTTGTGTGCAGCATCTGACAGTTGACTCAAACTTTTTGAGGAAGGGAACCACACCTGTGTGTTGAACCTCTCCACCTCTGATTTTACTGTTGATCCCACGGATTCTACCTGCGTTGATACCGATTCCTGCGCGTTGACTAACATAGTAGCCAATAGCCATATCGCTACTAAAGATACTATCGAGGGTGTCATCAACATCAACAAGAACACAGCTCGCAAATTGTCGAAGTGGAGTTCGCACCCCTGCCATGACAGGTGTGGGAATGTTGATCTTGTGCTTGCTGATTGCGTCGTAGTATCGTTTGACATAATCGAGTCTTGTTTCCTTAGGATACTCCTGAAACAGTGTAGCAGCGATCAGGATATACATGAACTGAGGAGTCTCGAACAGATATCCATTGCTACGATCCTGCACTAGATATTTATCTACAACCTGACGCAAACCAGCATATGTAAATAGATAGTCACGATCATGATCAATGAAAGTATTAATCTCATCCCACTCTTCTGAAGAGTATGACTTGATCAGTTGATCATCATACACTCCCCACTCCATGCCACGCTCAAGTTGACCCCTTACGGTGGGGTGTGCATCAGGATGATCACCCATATACACCTGCTTCCTGACACTGAACAGAAGCAGACGTGCTGCAACATACTGGTAATTAGGAGCATCAAGGGTGATCAAATCATTGGCAGACTTGATCAGAATTTCTTGAATGTCGTTAGTCTCAATGCCATCAAAAAACTGAAGGTTGGCATTCATTTCAACTTGCGATTCAGACACACCAGAGAGACCCTTACAGGCGTGTTCTACCATCACATGAATCTTATCTAAGTTGAGCGATTCAATCGAACCGTTACGCTTCTGAACTGTCGTCATACCTTTTTCCAACTGTTAAATTTTAATCTTGCTTCTAAACCAGAATAGACATTTGATTCTACCACATTTTGTGGATTGATACCTGCTAGATGCATATCATTGAGATCTTTCTCTTGGATATGATCTGGCCATATAACTACGGAGTCGCCTCTATCGATTGCATTTCCGATACGCTTAACGATCTGGGAGTTACGTGGTTCGTTATCAAAAATATAGACAACATCCCAAAGATAATTGGAGAGATCCACATCAGCACCACACATTGCAATTCCGTTTTCGATAAACAACGAATCGAAGGGGCCTTCAGTGATGTATATTGTTCTTGATTCATTTACTCTATCCCATCCAAAGATTTTAGGTTTGTCTTCATCGAAGATGTGTGTGATATATCGTAGTTTAGGATTTGTCTCCAGAGAGCGACCCTGGATTCCAAACCAAACACCATCTGGATCAATGAGAGGGATAATAATTCGACCTCTATCGTTCTGCAATCCATCATATGTGTGCTGCTGTTCGTTTACCCAACGCTTGAATTTGTCTGTGTAGTATAATTTATCCCAATGTTCCTGTGGGATTTCTCTACCTAAAAGATATCCTTGTGCTGGGTGTTCATTATTTAGTTCAGAAATTTTGGTTAGAGATGAACCTATTTTCTTAGTAAACTTTGGTTTGCTTTTAGGTATCTTTGGTGATGGAGCATTAGTTCCTTTACCAGTCAAACCATTCCGATACCTTTCAATCAGATATTCATCATACAGGTCACTAGCATTGTCTTTCAAGAAGTTACCCAAAGACCTACCGACACCACAATTGTGACACTTGAAGATATATCCACCTTTCTTCAGGAAGAAATATCCCCGTGCTTTGATACGACTCTTAGAGGAGTCACCACAATACGGGCAGCGAAAGTTGTATAGGTTGTCTTTCTTCTGAGAGAACTTTTCTAGTCTGCTGCTCAGAAATCGAACATACTTATCATCAACGATCATACAGAGCAGGTTTGACTGCACCTATAATAGCAGCGTTTGCTGTGGGAGTCAATGCTCTGTAGATCGGAAATGCAATCTGCACAACCACAACCAGGGTTGCTAGCACCGCACCTGCACCGATTACAAATCTCTGATTGTAGTCTACCTTCTTCTGGATACGGTCAATCCTTTCATGTAGGATCTGATGATTCTTTTCTTCTTGTATTCTCAACTCATCAATCATTTTAATGATGAGGTTATCCGTTCTTTCGTTCTCATCTAACCTATTCTCGTGACGCTCAAGAACGATAGCAATCTTATTACTGTTTTCAGAAATAGTAGTGACAGCACGTTCTAATTTATCAAGCATCTCTTTGGAGAGATCTTCATAAATATCGAGTTTAGACTCTAAGACTGCCAGTTTCTGAAGACCGAATGCCATTAGTCAATCCTGTAACGTAATGCCCCTAACCTTTTTCTATGATAGTAATTAATTACGTCGGTCTGATACACTCGTTCAATCGTCAACTTCTTCATACTCTCTGGTCTGTAGATCTTGCGAAGTGCTAATCGAACTTCATTCTCAGATCTACCATAATAGATATAGTCTGTTTGACCATCGTAAGTCACTTTGAAAGGTAAGTAACTACCCTTCTTTTCTTCTGTCTGCAGCATCTGCTTCTGAGACAGTTCGTATTTTCTTCTCTTCTTTGGTTTCTTTCTAGTAAGTCTTGTTACTCCTGGTTCACCCTGATCACCTACACCAATACCTGCAATAGGCGCTCCCGTGCTGTTAGTTGGTGCTTCTTCGTTAATCATAACTCTGACAAAATCTTACTTACTTTTATGTCAACTGAGACTGCAGTAAAAACTCCTGCATGATACTCTGGGTATCTATTCAAATAGACCAAAAATGTCTTTAGTATTGGGTAATATTCCGCTTCCAACTTATACATCAGAAGCGGAATGGTTCCCTCACCAAAGACATTGAAAAGGATAATTAAATGATTGAGTATAAGGTGGGTGCGGAGAACACCCGTTTTAAGATACCGTTTGAATAAACGCTTGAGGTATTTGAATTTCTTCATATCCTCAAGAAAATCATCAACCGTTACCGACTGAGGATTTTCGTAATGCTTAATGGCAAACATCAAATAATTTTTTTCGTCAATAGTGTCAAAAAGCATTACATGTAATATATCATACTGCCTATTTATTATGCAGCGTTGACCAATCTCAGAGTTGCTGCATCGGAAGTAACTTCCTCAGCACCTTTGCTGGTGGTAATCTTAACTCTGAACTGGATACCATCGTATGCAGTAACAGAATCATCCTCAGAACCAGACTCACCCCATGCACCTGCACCGTTGGTTGTATCAACCGAGAGAGTTGCAGTTGTAAAGTTGGTGTATACAGAACCGTCAGTAGTAGCGCCAATGTTTACCCAGCGGGTAGCACCCGAGAGTTTACGCTGCCACTGATACTGAAGTGTGCCAGACTGATCTGCAGTTGCGGTAACTGCGAAGGTAGTAGCAGCAACAGAAGGCAGTTCCAGAGTGGTTGCACCGTCGCCAACATCTGCAGGTTGTGCAGAAATGGTGATGGTCTCAAGAACGTCTGCAACGTATGCATCATCAGCGTCGTCACCTGCAAGAAGTGCGGTGTTAGAAACGACTGCAAGATGCTCAGACTTATGGCGGGTTTTACCTGCAGCATCAGTGTAGGTGCGATAGAGCCACCAACCTGGGCCAGAGATGCCACGAGTCTCGTTAGATGCAATACCAACCTCAGTGTCATCAACAAACAGCAGTTGATAATCAGAGACTGAATCGCCACCCTTGATTACATATTCAGCAACTGCTTTAGGTGCAGTTCTACGAACAGCATTTGCTGCGGTAATAGTAGCAGTTGAACCTGCATAGGTGGTATGCAGTTCGAGCGCAGTTGCGCTAGTTACTTGTTTGACGATATATGCAACACCACTCAGTTCCAGAATATCGCCAACCTCTACAAGGTTGTCAGCTGAATCTGTGAAGTCGCCTGCAGTGGTCACTGTCGCATCACCATTCGTGACGGCAACATCAGTGCCCATTGCCTTTGCGTCAAGTTTTCCGAATACAGACATTGTTTCTCCAAAGACGTTTTCCCTATAATTTATTTATAAAAATAGGGAGGTTATACCTCCCTAGAAATCATTCTTCGCGATTTTTGATTGCTGCTTCAACCTTAGCAAAGAGTTCGTCGTCTGCTTCAGTCTTAGTCAGTTTAACTGCTTTACCAACAATCAAGAGACAAATGTCGATGAGTTTCTCACCGAGCTCTGCATCGTCGGGAATCTTAGCAACTGCTGCGTCTACAACTTTGTAGGCAAGAGGAAGGAGAAAGTTAAGCATGATGTTACCTATAAGGAGTCTATCCTATATAGGCAAGATAATCATGCCTTAGCCATTTTCTTATTACGATCGTGCTCTTGTGTTGCAGCGATCATCTTCATCTTAAGGCGATCTTTTGACTTCTGCTTTGCAGCTGTCATCTCTTCTTCTTTGACACAATTAGGAACTTCTTTGCCGTTCTTTTTCTTAGTGCCTTTTGCAGTGTAACCATCCCAGCAGGTAGAAGCACCGACGTTCTTGCGTGCTTGCTTGAGACCTTCATCTACAGTCTCTTCTTCCTTTTCTTCAAAACGCTTAGCACGCAATTCCAGTGCTGCTGCTTCACGCATTTTGATTACTTTGGAGCGAATCTTACGACGGTTGTGCAGATACTTATCTGACTTATCAACATCACCATCGTTATCGATGTCGGCATCCGCCTTACCAACGGGATCAAGTTTCTTTTCAGACATGAGATCTTCTTTTTTAGGGTTAATAGTAACGTTACCTTTTTTAGTGGTTTTCGTTCCTTTGGGTGCTAAAGGTTTCATTCTTCAACTCCCATTTCTTTACGCCAAGAATAGTGTTCCTTGTAGTTACTACGTGCTTTCTCGTCTGCCATCTTAGAAAAACGCTCGTTCTCTTTCTGGCGGGAGATTGCAGAAACAATTTTACTTGACTTGTCTTGTGCATCTGCCTTTGCCTTTCCTTTGGAGGAAAGTGATGTGCGAGCAAGATTGCCTGCACGGCGATACATCGCGTTCTCCTTTTTCTTGTCGATGGGCTTATATGCCTCTTCGACTTCAGTCTCTTCTTTTTTCAGATTTGCCTTACGATATTCAAGATCGGCACGAGTGCCTTTATCCATCTTACCTTGAGACTTGGGTTTGGTCTTACCACCTACATCAGGTTGCATACCAGGGTTTGCTGCCTTGACTCTGCGACCATGGGTGTATTCAGCACCAGATTGCTTGGAGTCACCCGACACCATCTTACCACCCTGGGAGCGAGAGTCAGCATACTCTTTGTCAGACTGACCGTGCTTACCCTTGTAGACTTCCTCTACATTCTCAACTTCTTCACCAAGACCATAAGCAGATCCTTTTTTATAAGTTTTGGATCCTTTCTTATCCATGGCGACATAGCGACCGTCAGACTTCTTACCAACAATCAAAACTTGCTCACCACCGACAGACATAACGCGACCAACGTTTTTGTCTTCAGTTTCTCTCTGCTTCATTTTGATCTCTGCTTTATCAGCAGGGAATCCAGCGAACCCTTCATCCAAAGATGCAGGTGTTACGCTATCCATGTAGAGATCATAAACAGTAATTGCCGCCTCTTGAAGTTTTGTGGAAGAAAGGTTTGCATTTTGCTTTACCCACTCCTCAAAGACTTCTTGAGTAAGACCGAGTTCTACTTGACGGAGAACCTTAAGTTGTTGCTCGGTTGACCACTCCATCATGGTGGCAGCCATAGCCATTTGAATGTTCATTTTGCTGACTGAGTTGTAGTTTCTCTAGTATTATTTATTTTTTGTGACTTTCTGAAATCAGAAAACTTAATCACTGCTTGCCCAGGAGTCATATCCTGAACTGCCTGACGATATTTATCAGTTCCAACCTTCCAATCATTTCCACTGCCATCATCAGCAGAATAATTTGATTGATCGTTGACTTCAGTCACATGCTGCAACCATGCACGATGCTCTGTGCCATCAGGCATCTGGAAGATTACATAGTTTGTGCCACGATGCACAACCTCACCACGCAATCCACTGTCATCATGCTCTACCAATGCACCAACTTTGAAAATTTGATTGAGCATATAGTAGTCACGAAAGGATTGAAAGTCTAACTTGGGTGCATACTCCCATACAGATTCTTTTACATCCTTTTTCTTCTTATCATCATGCTTCACACCCATGCCAGCAAGAACGTCTGCCATCAGCTTCTTACTGTGACTTCCCTTGACATGCTTAGGCATACCAGCATGGAATGAATCATGATCATTACCCTGTGCGTGCTTACGCATCTTGCTAGCACTCAGGTTCTCGATAGGATCATCAGAGTCATCCTTGCGAGCACCAGCAGACTGAATATTGATACTCTTAAAGTTGTAATGCTTGCCGTTATACTTGTTCAAGAGTGACTCAAACTCTTTCACACGGTCATCACCAACAACCATGGTGACATGCTCATGACCTTCGTCATGAAGATCCTTCATGATATCAAACACATTCTTGTGCTGAGGATTATTCTGAATCTTATCATGGTGATCTGGGAAGAGATGCCTCATATGATCGACCTTAGTATGAGCGTCGAGAGGATTCTTCTTTGGATCTTGACTTCTGCTGGGATAAATTCTGTAGTTACCAGAGTCTCCACCATGCTTTCTGGTAGCGTCTAGCAGCTTACCGTGCCCAGCATGGGGTGGGTTGAACCTTCCAAAAGTAAAAGCAACGTGCTTGTCTGCAGGTTGCTCTTGTTTTTTCTTCTGATCCTGACCAGTTTTGGATGCTTCTGGTTTCTTTTGTTGTTGTGAAGCGGCGGCTGCTGCTTCACGAATGAATTCGATAAATCTCATTTGCCCCAGTCTTTTGCAACAGTGAAGTTAGCGCGTGAAAACTCTAGTCTATCAACCAGTTTCAATGCGGAACCATCCTGAATGGCCACAAATCCTTCTGGGCTAGTGACCCGATACCCATCCTCGTCTTCGAGGAAGGTGCCAACGCCTTCAATTTTTGTCAATTTATTTATCACTTGCTCTTTAGCAACAATAAGGTTTTTGAATCCGCTAAGTGCGGAAAACATAACAGACTTATTTCTATTTAGGTAATCAAGAGACTTGCGTCTTTTCTCATCCCAGTCTTTGCGTGCTTTTTCCGTCTTCTTCTTGGCAATTTCCGCTTGATATCTTTTCTCAACAAAGTCAGTAAACCCTACTGCCATTCCCTGTGCATTAGTAGGGATCTTACCTTCACGAATTACTTGGTTAAAGTAAATTTTGAAGAGGGCATTGTGTGCAAATGCACCCTTGTCATTCTTGATGGTATTGAGGAATGACCTAGCGGAACTTAGATTGCGATTGGCAACAGAAATACTATTGTTGAGTTTCTGACGCTCACCTGGGGTGAGGTTTGCCATGCCATTGACGTTTTCAAAGGTAGAAGAGAAAACAGCAACATCAGAAACACTTTGCAGAGAGGATACGTCTACACCAAAACCAGCAGACATTTCCTGCAGTGTGTCTCCAGTATAGGTAGTGTGAAAAACAATACCAAGAGTGCTGTTGCCAACCTTTTTACCCATACCACTCGCTGCCTCTACACAGTATGTAATGGTATTTGGTTTGAATTTGTAGCAGCGTTTGCCGCCCATGTTAGTGATGCCAGGAGTCTTAGTATAAAGCAGATCACCCTGCAGCACTCCACGGATGGGCAACTTCTTCAACTGGTCTAGGCACTGCTTCATGATCTGGTTAAGATTACCATCATACCAATGATCAATATCAGCATGAGAGTAACAGACCTTGGGAGTAGTCTTGTTAAAGACTGACTTGTTACCCACGAAAAACAACCCTGTCTCAGGATCTGTGCCGCAAATAATTGCAGGAGCACCATCCCACTTGACCGTTACCTTGGTCTTGCTACCACCACTACCAGTGGTCAGCATGTCACGAAGGGAGGTCAGGAAGTTAATCGCGTTCTGAGCACCAGCATACCCATTGTTGAAGATATCGTCTTCTAGGTGCTCTAGGTGTGTGTTCTTTGCCATACCAATATTATATCTCCTCTGCTCCTGATCTGCCAGAAACTAGTGCCACTGGATAAATTGCCACACGGGCACCGCTGTAGCGTGCACCGTCAACCTCAAATCCCCTACCTGCTCTATATGTAGCAGCAAAAGCAGCACGATACTGACCCTTAGAGAAAAAGTCTGAGTCACCATTCCAAGAGACATGATCTGAGAATGTTAAATCAAAACATGCTTCTTCTTTTTTGGATGGTTTGAGAATAGGATTACCTTGTGCAATCATATTCACATTATCAATACCATACTTACCACCATAGTCAGGGCCATAGACTGACTGGTTGACCAGTTTCATATCTTTTACATACGAATACACAGGATTTGTGAGTTTATTGTTCTCAATATATCCTACAACTTTACGCATAAAGTCTTGTGCTTCTGGATGATTGTAAATTAATTTTGGATTGCCTGCACTACCAGACTTTGCAGAGACTCCACCATACTGCTGATAAGCAGCGGGCCCACCTGCCTTCTTATGTGAGATAAAGATAACATCTTTGCCCTTTGCATCTACTACAGCAAAGTCTGCTTTTGCTTCTCTACCTAAAACTTTTTCAGTAATGTTTCTGACACCAACACAGTTAGGAAAGTCTCCAGATGGTGTGCAGATTTTAATAGGCCCAACCTGTTTTACCAGATCTTTGATCAGTTTATCTAGGTCTCGGATAGCAGCTTCTTCTGCCTCCATGACATTTGTCTTAGTTGGTTTACGGATCCTATTGATGGCAACATACCCAGTCTTAGATCCAACCTTTACTTTGGCAACTTGCAACCTACCAATAGTATCAGAACTATTTGATAATAGTTTTAGTTTAGTGCCAGCGGTAAGAATTCCTTGAGTTTCTTTTTTATCTGCTTTGAAGAACGGTGCGTTTAGTTTCTCTTCAATCATCAACTCTAGTTCTTTCCACTTAGAGTTGTTAGTTACATATTTTGCAAACGCAGGTTCTCCAGAAGTTGTCTTCCCAGATAACGTTGCCATCTGAATCGCTATTGATCATCCAAACTATTTAGATTCCAATTGGGTCTTATTGTAGATGATAACTTTTTCACCATCGTGGGTGAATTGCAATTCGTCGTCAGGATCCCACAACAACTCTTCGTATAAATCGTCGAGTTTTTGCATATCCTCAAAGAGGGCATTAGGGTTAGGCATTAGTTGTTTCTTGTGTTGGTGGTTTACTCGGTTCAAAGGGAGAACGAGATCGGTTCTTGATTACAATGAATGCATCTTTGTTATATTTAACAGTTCCCTTAAGAGGTGCCCACTTGGTGCCAGCACCATCAATCCCGTAGACTGAGGTGCCGCCAATCTCAATATGAATATCATCATTGGGATCCCACCCAAGGGTTTGCATGGTCTCCCAGAAGGATTCTTGAGTAAACTTCATTTAGATGTCACCTTCCTTACGGTTTTCAGACTCCTGCACCGTAAACTTTTCCTTGGAATATCGACTAGCGAGTTTGAGAGTATTGGTGTAAATAACAGTCTCGATGTCTACACCCAAAGCAATAGATGCTTGCATGACATACCACATGACATCACCAAGTTCTTTGATCAGGTGTTCTTTGTTTGCATCATCCCAGGGTTTACCTTGAAATTTCATCTTCTTTACGATCTCCATGAACTCACCTGCCTCCGCAGACATGCCAGAAGCGGCGGTATCAAGACGATGAATATCACATCCTTCTTGCTTCAATTGCTTATAACGAGCAATCAATGCTTCGAAAGATGCACTACAGTCGCTAGTGGTTCCTTTGACAAATTTTTCGTATTCAGCGAAATCAAGTTCCAATCTCTTTTTCTCCTTTGCTTTTTTGTTCTTGTTTTGTTTTTCTTTGTATTTCTGACTGCTTCGTGGAGCACCAAAACCTTTTGAATCAACAAACTCTTCAGCAGTTTTGGGAACTTCATCCACAAATTTCTTTGCTGCATCAGAGGAATTGTCACTAATGTCTCGTGACATATTGTTGAGGTGCTCCATCCTCCTAGAAGTTTCTTCTCCAGACGCCTCCGCATTAGCGAAGTTAGAAAAATTGTTTGTCATATCTTGAATGAATCAAATTTACTTTCTGTTTTGAAGGCGACTGGAGAATCATCATCTTGATCATCATTGCCAGAACCAGCAACATAAGTTGCTTGCTCACAATCATACAGTCTCATCTTCGCTCTGTCAATACCCACCAAGAATCGTTTTGAGATTGTTGGATCATTATATCTATTCTTCAACTGCTTGACCATAATTTGACCCAGTTGTTCTAACTCTTCTGTCGATATAAGAGCAAACATAAAGTCAGCAGTAGCAGGAAGACCAAAACTTTCAGAAGTATCAGTGAGCTCAACATCGGAGTTACCGTAACCAGAACGTGTTGTCTGTGTTGCAGACATAATGGGAACCTTAAACTCAACAGCAAGACCACGAAGTTCTTCTGCGATTGCCTTAACCAAGGTATATGAATTCACAACAGTGTTCTTATAACGAGATGAAGAACAGATGTTGAGATAATCAATAAAGATAATGTCAGGGCAGAATCCTTTCTTTAAGGAAAGTTCATTCAAGAGAGACTTGAAGTGACCAACATGTGCAGATGCAGTTGGGTATTCTTTGATGATCAATTTGCCACGAGTCTTGTTAGACAGAACGTCTAACTTTGTTGTGAACTTCTGCTTTGTGAGGAGGGGGTCGCTGAGTTGTTGAACTGGGATGTCGAGGAGGTTTGCGTCAATTCGTTCAGCAATCTTCTCCTCTGCCATTTCAAGTGTAATGTAGAGAACGTTCCTCCCCTGCATGAGCGCGGCACTAGCGCAGTGGCACATGAATAGAGACTTCCCGACACCCGTGCCAGCAAGAGCGACATTGAGAGTCTTGTTAGGTAAACCACCTTTTGTGATTTTGTTAAAAAGTTCGATGTCAAATGGAATTCTTTCTTCCTTCTGGTGATAGAAGTCATAGCGTTTAGAAGCGTCTCCTAGGTAATCGTGGCCAACATGATCATCGAAACAAACACTCAAGGCGTCTGTCATGATAGAAGGAATTGCATCCTTACTACGGGTTTTGTCTTGACCCTCAGCGATCTTGATAGACTCCATGAGAGCAAGATAGACTGCTCGCTCCTTACACCACTTCTCGGTGGTGTCGAGTAACCAGTCATGGTTGTATTCATCGCGATCTAACCCATCAATAAATTTGATCGCAGACTTATATGTATCGTCAGAGAGATCCCGACGTTTGTCGAGTTCAATACGCAGTGCCTCTGGCTCTGGTTGTGTCTCGTATTCATCAATATAGTTCCTCACCTCCTCAAAGATAACCTTATGATGAAGGGTATCGAAATATTCTTCCTTAAAGAAAGGAAGAACTTTCCTGCAATAAGTATCCTCAAGAATGAGTTTGCTTAGAGCAACATTTTCAATTCGTAGCATTGGTGTAATGGATCATTTGTAATGCAGATAAGTGCCGACAATATACTTATCATTAGATACAGGTTGTTCACCCGCATGTGGATACATCCACATTGGTGGGAATATCAATACACTCCCACGCTTTGGTTTGATCTTAAGATCAAGTCTAGGGAAAGTAGTTTCACCACCTTCCTCAACATCATTAAGGTAGAAGAATAGCACGAGAAAACGTTTGGCGCTATCATGATCACCAACATCAATGTGCTGTTCAAATCTATCTTCAAGATCAGCATCGTATTTTTTCATACGAAACTGTTCGACTGTATTAGAAGGAGGAAACTCGTTCTGAATCTCAGTCTCTGTGATGTAATGTGCTGTGATTGCTCGGGTTACAGTAATTAACTGATTGTGAGCAACCATCCAATCGTGTTCTTTATCACCCTCGGCACGCTGAGTCACATTGACTTGTGTAAACTGAGGGCGACCATCACGTTCCCAACGATCATGATGCTCAACATCTTTGTTGAACAACTCGATCATATTCTTGCAAACGTTTTCGTCTAGAACGCCGTCGTATGTTCTGATAAAATATTTAAGATCCATAACCAAATTCTTTTCGTGCAGATTCGTCTAGTGCTTGCATTATTTCGGGGGTGAAATACTTCTCAGGATCAGCGAGAATAGATTTAGGATAAAGATTAGATTCACCAACCTTATAACGATTCCCAACCCGCTGGAAGACTCCGTATTTCTCACCCAGTTCCAGTAATCCGTAATACTTATCCAATCCGCGTTCGTCATAGAACAACCTCGTCTCAATCAAAGAGTTTTCTTTTGTGAACCTAGACTTAACGGCTTTACACTTGATGATGTTACCGACTACTTCCTTACCATCTTTCTCCTTAGACTTGCTCAGATAGATGATAGTCGATGCTGCATACTTCAGACCACTGCCACCGCCCATTTCTTTGGTTGGCACATATGCACCCACCACATCATATGTATGGTTGGTGACGATCATAGGAACGTTTGCCTTACCCAATTTGAGCGTAAGCACACGGAAGATAGACTTGACCACCTGAGCACGAGTCATGTCACGAGTCTCTTTTCCTGCCTCAGAGTCTTCAATCTCCTTGGAGGTAGACAGCATACCCAAAGAGTCAAGAACAAACATAAGAGGTTTACGCTGCTCTGCAGACTGTTCTAGATACTTGTCAACGATTCGAATTGCTTGAGTTCTAAACTCCTGCACAGTGGTGACAGGAACGATCATCATGCGTGTAGAATCAATGCCACGATCCTCAATCATTTGCTTGGAGATAGCAGATTCAGATTCGAAATAGATGACTCCAGAGTCAGGATCACTATCGAGGAAATGCTGAACCACAGAAAGAGCAAAGAAAGTCTTGCCAGTGCTGCTCTCTCCTGCAATAGCGGTGATCTTGTTCGAAGGAAGACCTCCGAAAATCGAACCACTAACGAGGGAATTAAAAATATAAGAACCAGTGTCAACGAAAGAAGCAACGTCACCTGCAGTAACCCCGTCGCTAACAATACCTGCATACTCATTATCAATGTCTTTTACGACTTCTCTAAGAAAACTCATGCGAATAAGAACTCCAGTGATGCTTGTTTTTCTGCTTTCCACCCGATGACATCGAGGATAACCTTCAATGGATCGAGGAATGACTTCTCAAATTGTAGGTCATAATCGACATACTTGTCAACACCAAACTCCTTCGGAAGAGTCTGAAAGAATGAGATTACATTCTCTTGGAACAGGTTTGGTGTCTTCAAATAAATGTATTTGATCTTCTCACCTTCTTGAATGAGAGGATACTTGTGTGTCAACTTCCCTTTCTTGATATAGAAGTTATAAAGGAGTGCACCACGAACGTGCATTGGGCATCCCTTACCATAGATAGTAACAGGAGAAGAATTCTTCGCAATGTTATTACACCCTCGGGGGAAAGCAATATCCTCAGGTGGCAAAGATTCAAACTCCTTTCGGAAGTTAGCAATATATTTCTGAACTGCTTCTTCAGTGTCTGACATGATAACTTTTAGAGCACCTTTAATTTTCTCACGGCATGGTGCTGGGGTAGAGGATTTTACTGCCTCAATACCCATGATCTTAAGTTTGGGATCTGTGAACCTCACACCTTCGATATCCCATGCGTTGAGAATGTAGCGTTTCTTCGCTGTCCAGATGCCTTTGTCGGCAATGGTCTCACGCTTCATCTTCATCTTCTGGTCATATGCCGAAACGTATACCGCAAGTGCCTGATATGAACGTTCAATAAAAGGTTCCAGTTTCTCTTCGCAGATCTTGTCAAGTATAGAAACAATCGCTGCTTTATCGCCAGACTTAGCACTAAAGAATTTAGTAACAAGAGATCCGAGATTAAGATAAATTGAGTCAGTGTCAGATGCGATGACATAATCGACTTCCTCAGTTTGCAAAAGAGTATTTAGGTATCCGTTGATTTTGTTTTCAATCCAACGAATCGAGACTTGACCCGAGAGAGTGATCGCTTCAGCATTTGCCAGATTGTAATATCGGAAGTATTGGTTGCCGATAGCACCATAGGCTGAGTTAAGCTGGATCTTTCGTGCCATCTGGATGTTGTTACATCTAGAAATCTCCTTTTGAAGTGCCACGGTCGGAGATGCTTCGTATTCTGATTTTGCATCCAGCATCTTACGCTTGTAAATCTTTCGTTCATCATAGATCTTTTGCATGATTTCGGGCAGGAATCCATGGATGTCTTTCCGATACTGGGCACCGTTAGCACATACACAATACTCCCCGTCAACATCGATCTCCTGATTTAAGATTCGATCGACTGTTGCACTGGGGTGCTTGACATCCACCAGCGTTTCTGGCGAGATGTTGTATTGCATAATGAGGTGAGGGTATAGGGAGTTGAGGTCAAAAGAGACCAC